TAAGACATCATATCTTCTTCTTCCATTGGATTTTCTTCAAAACCCATTTCTTCTAATGTAGGAACTACTTTCTTAGAAGATCTTTTTGATTCATTTAATGAACCAGAATTTAATTTCTCAGCGATTAAACCAGCATAAGAAACTGTTTTGTCTAGATTTTCAGCAATGTACTCAGAGTAAGCAATGTTGTCATCTAAATGTTCAGCGATATACTCAGAATAAGCAATGTTACCTTCAACATGCTCAGCCAAATACTCAGAATAAGCAATTGAGTTATCTAAGTTTTCCGCTAAGTACTCAGTGTAAGAAATACCCTTATCTAAGTTTTCTGCGATATACTCAGAATAAGCGATGTTCTTATCAAGATTCTCAGCAAGATACTCAGAATAAGAAATGTTTTTGTCAAGATTTTCAGCGATATACTCAGAATAAGCGATGTTCTTATCTAAGTTTTCTGCTAAATACTCGGAATAAGAAATGTTCTTGTCTAAGTTTTCAGCAACATACTCAGAATAGTTAATAGCCTTCTCTAAATTTTCGGCTAAATAATCATTGTGTGAAATAAGTTTGTCAGTAGTACTTCTAAGTGTTGTGTTTTCATTAACAACAACTTGTACTTTCTCAGCTAAATAATCTAAGTATTTAACCATTTGTGTGTTTGTCTTGTTGAGCTCTTCATAATACTCAAGGAGTTGCTCAAGTTTCTTTGGATTGATGCTACCAGTTTTAACAGCAGTTTTAACTTGCTTCTTAGTACTAGCAATCTCATTGATAAGATACTTAGAATAATCAGTTAATTGTTGCTTGGTAACGAATTCATTCTTGTTCATATGGAATATATCGTTTATTTTTGACTCATCGGACATTTCATATATCCTAAAGTTAGCTTTATTTGAATAATTTAAAGATTCATTAATTGAACTCATTCTAGCTGAAGCAAATCCAGGATCAGCCACAATATCATAAGTAAAAAGTTTTTTCAAAGTTACAGTTCCATCAGACTCTGTAATACCAGCCGCTCTTGAAGAAACAAAAACAGGACAGTTATCATCAACAAGTGATTTAGCTTCTTTTCCCCAATAAGTATTTAATAATTTAATTTCACCTTCAACTCTATTAGATTCTTTTACAAATCCAGCTCTCTTTATAATGTGAGAAGCCCTTGAAAGTGATATATCAAACACATCAGGATGGTCGAATTCACCATAAACAACACCCATAGTACTGATACGTTCATTAAGTTCCTGTAAACAAGGAATAAATTTTTCAGCAGTATAGATCCTTTCGTTTCTATTTTTTACACCAAATTCAGTGAAAATACCACCTAAAACATATTCTTTTTTACCACCACTAACTTGAACATTCTCCCTCAATGGATTTGTGTTGTTTTCAACAATTAGGATTGGTTTCATTTATCGCGATTTATTTTTTAAGTATATTATATATTGACTTAAAAAAACCACATTTTTTTCGAGAAGGATTTTTTATGGACTCAATGAAAACTTTATAAACATTAGGTTATATAAAAATTACCATGGAATTACACAAGATTAAAATTTTTCCAAAAAATGAAGATTTTTTAAATGAAATGATTGATTTTTTTATTAAAAATTCTAAAGTTTTTAGGAGAGAATTTTCTATTGATAATATATTAAATGAAGAACATTCCCTACCAAATTTAATTGAAAAATCATCCCCAATTCCAATTGATGAAAAATATGGAAGCACCTTTCAGTCACATTACAGAGATAATGAACCCTCATATATATCACATACCATACATTCAATATCTATAGATAAGGATAAATACTACGCCAATATAGAGTTATGGAGATTGGCATATAATGATTTAATGATTCTTAGACCAGTCTATCACAAACCAAAAGGATCCAGTGAATATAAAATTGGAACTTTTGACTTAGATTATGATATAATAGAGAATAGAGCATGATCCTAACTAGAGAAATATTAATAAAGATAAATGAATCAAACTACTCATATTATGAGGAGTTAGGATATGACGTGACTATTGGAGAAACTTTAGAAATCCCAATTGAACTATTATCAACAGGAAGTCACTACAAAATTGAATGTAAATGTGATGGCTGTGGTGTTCAAAAAGAAGTTATATTTAAAAACTATGTTAAATATGATAATAGATGGGGTGAGTACTTTTGTAGGAAGTGTTCAGAGTCAAAAAGAAAAGCTACACTTAAAGAAAATTATGGAGTTGAATATCCAATCCAAAGTAAAGAAATACGCAAAAGGATTGAGAAAACAATGATTCAAAAGTTTGGAGTAGATAATCCCTCAAAATCAAAGGAAATTCTCGCAAGAAAGAATAAAGTTTAGAACTCAAATTCCGATCCCCCACCAGCTTCTTCACCACCACCTTCAGGGGCAGCTTGAGCACCACCCTCTGGAGCAGCTTGAGCACCACCTTCAGGAGCAGCTTGAGCACCACCTTCAGGAGCAGCTTGAGCACCACCTTCAGGAGCAGCTTGAGCACCACCCTCACCAGGCGCAGCAGCCCCACCACCTTGAGCAGCTTTAATCCAATAGGCTTTATTTTCCTCTTTCTCTTCTTGACTAAGTTTCATAATCTTATCAATTAGATAGTCTATGTGGAAGTATGGTTTGCCATCAGCAGTTTGTATACCAAGCAACGTACTCAAAATACCAGATCTTTTTTCTAAATTACCCAATTGTTTCCACTCTTCAAATAACTGATTAGAAACGAAAATAATATCAACTTGATTCAAAAAGATTTCATCATCTTTTAACTCAGGAAATTCCATACACATCTGTAACCTAAGTGGTTTAACAATCAATTCTTTATAGTTCGCCCTTAATCTATTAATAAAGTTATTGAACTTAACCTCATCCCTAGTCATAGAAGCAGCATCATCAAATACAGTACCACCACCACTTTCTTTATCAAATCTTTGGAAAGGGATTTTAGAAGCTCTTTTTAGTACATTAAAAAACCATGTTAACATATTGTCTTCATTCAAGTTATGACCCTCTGGACTCATCAATTCCATTGCTGGTGTACCAGCATCCCCCTCCGGAAACCAAATCTGTTTATTATATGGTAAATGTTTCTTTCCATTAATTGTAACTGTACCTAAACTATCATCCCACTCAATCTCTTCTGAATAATCAGCAATCAATTGACCAATCTGTTCTTCAGCACGTTGTCTAGGAAGACCCTTAATGGGAATAGTAAACTTCTGATAAATTGTAGCATTTATGATGTTAAACATGATTTTGGTTTGTTCCAAAATCTTTAATTGGTTATAGGGTTTAATTAGACCCTCAACATAAGATGTTTCTGCAAAATCATTTTGAGTTGAATAAGATATGAATACAATTTGAGAATCTAAAAATATTCTTCTTAATTGTGGATCCTCTGGAAACTGAATCCATAGATTACCAATTGCTGGTTCATAAGCAGGAACTAAAGTTTCTGGTCTAAGTCTATTGAAATAGATAACATTTTTCTTTTTATCATCCCAAACAATTTCAATAGCAACGTAACCATCAATAAGATAATCTCTCATCATATTCCAAGCTGTTATGTTATCATTAAATCCAAACTTATTATAGATAACTTCAAAATATTCTTGATACTTATCTCTAACATCTTGTGGATAATCATTGGATAATGGCTCTGGCGAACAAAAATCTTTATCAGTACCATAAATAATAGCCTCATCAGCAACTGATGAAACAAAATCTCTAATTTCGTCTTTAATTGAATATTCTCTTAAAATTCTTCTTTTATCAGCATAAGATCTATCTAAATAAGGAATTGATTTTTTATTCAGAACAGAAGCTACTGCTTTCTGACTGAAAAAATCATACATTGAATTATTTTTTTGAGAATATGGATCTTCATTAACACCAACACCCACAGTGTTTCTCAAAATCATATCATCATACTGCATACCAAAGTTTGATAGATTCCTAAGAAGTCTATTAAATAAACCTTTATTTTCAACAGACGAAGATATATTAGTTTGATTCTGATTCTGATTATTAAGTGGGTTGTATGAACTCATTAAAAAATAAATATTTTATTATTATAGTGTTATATATTAACTTTGTCTGCCGTATTTTTCAAGACTGGTTTGCAACCTTTGCATATGACCTCTCAAAACATCATAATTTTTTGTTATTTCATCGGAAGCCTCAAAGAAATCTTTTATTAAAGCACTTGACATCTCAGCATCCCTTTTATCCCTATCTTTTATTTTTGCTTTCCAAATACCATATAACTTTTTAGCATCATACTTATTTTTTGGATGACCAGCGTATAAAAACCTAGGAACAGATCTCATTTCTATTTTATGAGACAGTTTAATTTGTGCCAAATTATATTCAACAATTGAGTATTCAAACCCATATCTCCTCAACCTCTGATAAACACCATTAAAATCAACTTTAAGTGGTATATCCTTTTCAAAATTTTGTTCAATAATTATATTATCAAAGACACTGGTCCTTACTTCCAATGGAACAAAATTGAAATTTATAGCCATTACTATTTGAAGATTCTCAAATTTCTTAACACTAATAACAAAGACCGGAGAATATTTCATCCAATTAGAATCATCCAGATAATGAAAAAAATAAAACCTACCAGCTTGTATTTTAGATAAAGGAATTGCCTGAACCTCTAAATCTGATTTTTGATATTTATTGTAGAAATATAAAGAATTATTTTTATAAGCATCCGCAATACCATCACCATTAACCAAATTACTTAACTTAACCCTTTCCAATAATTCTCCCATAAGATAAGAAGTTTAGAATATATATTAAAAATCCAAAAATCTATATGATTAATAGTGCTCCAAGACAATCAAACAAATATAAACAAGGCCTATACACCCCTAATAATAAAGATAAAGTTGTAAAACTCAATTCACAAGGAGGTCTTTATTATAGATCTGGGTTAGAACAGAAGATGATGATTTATTTGGATATGAATGAAAATATAATTAACTGGGGAGCTGAACATCTTAGAGTACCTTATTCAAAAACAGAATGGATATCAGAAAAACAAGAATTTAAAACATCAGAACATAATTATTATCCAGATTTTTATTATGAACTCAGAAGATCAGATGGTTCAATTTCAAGAGTGGTTGCTGAAGTTAAACCTCATTCAGAAACAATTCAACCAAAACTACAAGATAAACCAACATCAAAACAACTTAAAAACTTTGAATATGCACTTAAAATGTATAATAAAAATTTAAGTAAATGGAAAGCTATGATTGAATATTGTGAAAGAAAAGGATTTGAATTTATTATAATAACAGAACAACACCTAAAAACGTAAACCCTAGGAGGATTATTATACTCAATACACAAGATATTAAATCATATAGATTTATCCAAAAATCTTTTTTGGTCTTAACAATTAAGAACTTTAGTAATCCTAAGATAATCAATATCAAAAATAAATGAGGATTATCAGTAAAAAGACCTAAAACCATCCAAAAGTAATAAGTAATCTTAGAGATGTAAAAAAAGATCCATCTCCTTGGATTTAATGACTGAACTTCAATATAATCCATTCTCATTCTATTCCTCATTTGGAATATCTCTACCCAAATGAAAAGTATTGAGAGTAAATAAAATATTGTAGACATATGAAGTTTATGATAAAAATAACCTAAAGTTTTTTTTTTAAATATTAGAACTATCCCAAAAGTTTTGCATATATTTGTACTATCATTTGGACAGGTGGCGCAATTGGTGAGCGCAGGACTCTTATACGGTCAAGGTTGTGGGTTCAAGTCCCGCCCTGTCTACTTCGGGCTCTTGGCGCAAAGGTCAGCGCAATTGACTCATAAT